TCGGATTCGCTATCCCGACTGGCGTGGTAGTGCAGGGCGTGCAGATCAACGTGGTCGGTCACTGGAACTGGTCCAATCCCCTCGCCGCCCATCCTTCCCAACGTAACGCCAACCTGGTTGGCTACCTCGTCAAGAACGGTGTAACTCAATCTAGCTCGTCTGGCTTCACCAATAACTTCCTCGGCAGCGGGAACATTAGTGCGCCGATCCTCAACACTGTCCTGGATACGACAGTCGCGTTGGGCGGCCCAACCTTTAATTGGAGTGGCAGCCTGGCGGCTAGCGATGTGAACAATGGTGGCTTCGGAATTTCGCTGGTAGCCCATGGCCCTCAATCGACTAAGTCGCCCCTGAGTTCCTCGCCCGCGCCGGCTGGGGCAACGGTCAACATCGATTCCGTCACGATCACGGTCTTCTTCAAACAGAACTTGGTCGCTACGCCTGGCGCAGGCAACATCACCCTGGTGAGCGGCCGGACCTACTTCCAGGTTTGGAAGAACTCGGTTACTGGTCACATCAGCGACCTAGGCTCGCCCAG